TAAGCACTCTGTAGAGCTTCTGCAGGAACAAGGTGTGTACCGTGAGGGGCTAATTGAATCAGCAGCTCCTGACACAGACCTAGAGCCAGATCAAGACCTGACGATTTACAACGATGACAAAGTACGCCTTACGAAGTACTACGGTCTTGTGCCTCGTGAGTTGCTTGAGGCTGAAGACGTAGACGTAGACTCAGACTCCATGTACGTCGAAGCTATTGTAGTTATTGCTAACGGCGGTACGCTCTTGAAGGCTGAAGCTAACCCGTACATGATGGGTGATCGTCCAGTAGTTGCGTTTCCTTGGGACGTAGTACCGGGACGCTTCTGGGGTCGTGGCGTATGTGAAAAAGGCTACAACAGCCAGAAGGCGCTTGACACTGAGCTACGTGCACGTATCGACGCACTAAGCCTTACGATTCATCCAATGATGGCTATTGACGCTACACGGCTTCCTCGTGGTGCTAAACCAGAGGTACGTCCGGGCAAGATGATTCTAACTAACGGAGATCCTCGTGAAGTACTTCAACCGTTTAACTTTGGACAAGTTAATCAAATTACTTTTGCACAAGCTGCGGCGCTTCAGCAAATGGTACAGCAAGCTACAGGAGCCGTTGACTCCGCTGGTATTGCTGGGCAGGTTAACGGAGAAGCCACAGCAGCAGGCATAAGTATGTCTCTTGGCGCTATCATTAAGCGTCACAAGCGAACTTTAATTAACTTCCAGCAGTCGTTCCTGTTGCCTTTTGTTACTAAAGCTGCACACAGGTATATGCAGTTTGACCCTGAAAACTACCCCGTAGCTGACTACAAGTTTAACGCTACAAGTACTTTGGGTATCATTGCTCGTGAGTACGAGGTTACTCAGTTGGTACAGCTCTTGCAGACTATGCAACAAGACAGCCCGTTGTACCCTGTGTTGATCCAGAGCATTATTGACAACATGAACCTCAGTAACCGTGAGGAGCTTATCGCAGCAATGCAACAGGCCTCACAGCCTAACCCCGAAGCACAACAGATGGCTATGATGGCTCAACAAGCACAACTACAGTTCCAGCAAAGTCAAACAGCTGCGCTTAACGCACAGGCTGCTGAGTCTCAATCAAGAGCACAAAAGTACGCTGTTGAAACTCAATTGGCTCCTGAAGAGCTTCAAATTGAAAAGATTAACGCAATTACCCGTAACCTACAAGTTGGTGACAACGACGATAAAGAGTTTGAGCGAAGACTTAAGGTTGCAGACGCCCTACTTAGAGAAAGCGAAATAGAAGGAAAACGTCAAAATGCTAATGACACAAACAGAAATGAACAGCTTCCTAGAGCAAATCAACAAGGCATTCAAGGACCAGTTCGACAAATTGGACTTGTTGGAGAACCGGGTCAAGGAACTGGAGGCCAAAGCTAATGCCCAAGAAAAAGGATCCAAAGCTGGAACGAGCAGGGGTAAGCGGGTACAACAAGCCGAAGAGGACTCCTAATCACCCAACCAAGAAGTACGTGGTGGTAGCCAAGGAAGGCGACAAAACCAAGACCATCCGGTTTGGTGACGCTAAGATGACGATCAAGAAAGATCAACCAGCACGGCGCAAGTCTTTCAGAGCTAGGCACAAGTGCGACACTAACAAGCCTAGTAAACTAACCGCAAGATACTGGTCTTGCAAAAACTGGTAAGGAGATAGTTATGCCATACGGACCCGGAACATACGGAAAAACAGTAGGGCGACCCCCTAAGAAGAAAAAGAAAAAGAAGAAGAAGGCTAAGAAGTAATGCCTAGGGGACTATACAGCAATATTCACGCTAAACGAAAGCGGATTGCCGCAGGATCTGGTGAAAGGATGCGTAAACCGGGGTCTAAAGGCGCTCCTAAAGCCTCTGCCTTTAAAAAAGCAGCAAAAACTACCAAAAAAGGTAAATAATGCTTGACTTTTGATTCAAAATATGATATAATATACAGTGTACTAAGGTACATCTTATTAATCAGAGACAACCTAAGAGGCCTCAAGTGGATCAAGAGACACAAAAATACTACGACAATTACTTTAGTCTTTTTATGACAGACGGTTGGAAACAACTCATGCAGGACTTTAGTAACAATGCTGTCCAAATTAACAGTATAGAAGCTGCTAAGGACAACAACGATATGTACTTTCGTAAGGGACAACTAAACATATTAGCCCACTTACTGAACTTAGAGACTATTGTTACAACTAACTACGAGGAAGCTAATAAGCCTCCAGAAGAAGATGATTAAAGTATTTGATTTTCGTTGTACAAATGGACACACTTTTGAAGATTTTGTAGACGGTAATACTACATCCAGTAGGTGCGGGTGTGGAGCTAACGCTACAAAAATTGTCTCAGCTACTCAACATATCCTAGATGGAGCCTCTGGGGATTTTCCCGGTAGGCACATGAAGTGGGTACGTGAACACGAGAAAGCTGGGAAAACTACGAGGGAATCTCAATAGAGGCAACTCCCATTTTATTTCTCCATAACCTAATGATAGGCGGGGTAAGTTTAGAATGTCAAGAGCGACACTAATTGATGAGCGTCAGGAAGAGGAACTAGAAACAACAGATCAACTCGACACACAGGACACCGTAGAGACTCCTCACGAAGAGGAACAACCTGTACAAGAGCCTGAAGTCCCAGAAAAGTACCAAGGTAAGTCTGTCGAAGAACTAGTACAGATGCACCAAGAGCTTGAGAAGTTCTCAGGTAAACAGAGTACGGAAGTTGGCGAGTTACGAAAAGTTGTTGATGATTACATCCAGACACAACTCAACGCACAACAAGCACCTCAACAACAGCAACAAATAGACGATGAAGATGATGTTGATTTCTTTGTTGATCCCCAAACCGCTGTTAGTCGAGCAATAGACAACCACCCTAAGATCAAAGAAGCGGAAGCTTACACACAACAAGCAAAACAACAGGCTACTCTTGCACAGTTAAAATCTGAGCATCCAGATATGGAACAGATATTGCAAGACCCTAAGTTTGCAGAGTGGATCAAGGGGTCAAAAGTCCGAACACAGTTGTTTGTTAGGGCTGACCAAGGGTACGATTACGATTCTGCTCACGAACTGTTCTCACTCTGGAAAGAGAAGAACCAAGTAGTACAGCAAACAGCTCAAGCTGAAAGAGCAGCTCGTAAAGATGCCGTAAGGTCTGCTACCACAGGCAATGCTCGTGGAACAGGGGAGGGATCACGTAAGAAAGTTTATCGTCGTGCTGACATTATTAAACTTATGCGTACCGACCCAGAACGTTATCAGTCTTTATCTGATGAAATCTTTAAAGCATACGCAGAGGGTCGAGTTAAATAGCCTAAAGGAGAATTAAAATGGCTGGTGAAACCTCTGGTGCATATTTTACAGCGAATGCTGTAGTAGACAAAACAGCAGCGGGTACTTTCATCCCCGAAATTTGGTCGGATGAAATTATTGCTGCATATCAAAAGAACCTGAAGATGGCTCCGCTTGTCAAGCGTATGGCTATGACAGGCAAGAAAGGCGATGTAATCCACATTCCTAAGCCTATCCGTGGCTCTGCATCTGCTAAACAAGAAGCTGTTGCGGTAACCATTCAGGCTAACCTTGAGTCAGAGTTGACTGTCACTGTTGACCGTCACTTTGAGTACTCTCGTCTGATCGAAGACATCGTAGAAGTACAGGCTCTGTCCTCTCTGCGACAGTTCTACACTGAAGACGCTGGCTACCAACTGGCTCTGCAAGTTGACACTGACCTGATTAACGCCGCTACTGGCTTTGGTGACGGTACTCGTACTGCTACTCCTGCCAACACTGGCGCTAACTGGGTAAACAGCAACAGCTACTACTTCAATGCTGCTCTTGGCCTTGCTACGTATGCTGTTGACACTGTTACTACTGGTGACAACTTCACTGACCTCGGCTTCCGCGAAGCTATCAAGCTGATGGACGATGCTGACGTACCTATGGACGGACGAGTTCTCGTAATTCCTCCTGCGTCACGCAAGTCAATCATGGGCATTGATCGTTACGTGTCTTCCGACTTTGTTGGTGGCCGTGGCGTTGAGTCAGGTCTGATTGGTAACCTGTACGGTGTAGACATCTACGTGTCTAGCAACTGTCCTGTACTGGAAGTTGCTGCTCAAAACACTGCGTCTACCGCTGATACTCGTGGTTGCTTGTTCTTCCACAAGGATGCCTTGGTAATGGCAGAGCAACTCGCTGTACGTTCTCAGACTCAGTACAAGCAGGAATACCTGTCTACGCTGTTTACGTCTGACACGCTGTACGGTGTCGAAACTTACCGTCCCGAAGCAGGATTCATCCTCGCTGTCTGCGACGAGTAAAACTCTACGGGGGTCGCAATGGCCCCCTTTTATTTAAGCGCTTGTGTACGAGTCTTTAAATAAAAGATATATAACGGATAGGAAAGCCTTATGTCTAACTACGTAAAATCTACAAATTTTACTGCTAAGGACTCTTTGCCTACAGGTGACACCAATAAGGTTATCCGTGGTTCTGAGTTTGATACTGAATTTGATGCAATACAAACTGCAATAGGAACTAAGTCTGATCTTGCTGGGCCTACGTTTACTGGCACTGCTACGTTTGCAAACCTGACTGCTACAGGCACTGTTAATCTTACTGGTGCTACAGTTTCTAACTTAGGCACTGTTACTACTGTAGACATTAACGGCGGCACAATTGATGGTGCAACGATTGGTGCAAACTCAGCCTCTACAGGTAACTTTACTACTTTGTCAATCAACGGCACTGCAATCACGTCAACTGCTGCCGAGCTAAACATTCTTGACGGAGTTACAGCTAGCACTGCTGAAATTAACTTACTAGATGGCGTTACAGCAACTACGGCTGAGTTGAATATTTTAGACGGTGTAACTGCAACGGCTACTGAGCTAAATACGCTAGACGGTATTACAGCAAGCACAGCAGAGTTAAATCTTCTTGACGGTGTAACTGCCACTACAGCAGAGCTTAACTTTGTAGACGGCGTTACTTCAAACATTCAAACGCAGCTAGATGCTAAAGGCACAGTGTCTAATTTGTCTGACCTAAGCATTACTGCTACTGCGTCAGAAATAAATACACTAGACGGGATTACAGCCTCAACAGCAGAACTAAACTTGCTTGATGGTGTAACAGCTACCACTGCTGAAATTAACTATGTTGATGGCGTTACTTCAAATATACAGACTCAACTTGATGCTAAAGGCACTGTTTCTAATCTGTCTGATTTAAGCATTACTGCTACAGCAACAGAAATAAATACGCTAGATGGCATTACAGCTACAACGGCTGAATTAAACATCTTGGACGGCAAGACGTTCCTTGATGAAGATGACATGGTTAGCGACTCTGCTACAGGCATTCCTAGCCAGCAGTCAGTCAAGGCTTATGTTGATGCACAGGCTGGTGGCGGTACGCTTGATGCTCTTACAGATACCAACATTACAACACCTGCTGATGGTGCTGTGTTGTTTTATGACACAGGAACTTCTAAGTGGATTGACAACGTAGTATCAGGCGACATTACGATTGCTGATACAGGCGTAGCTGCTATTGGTTCTGGTGTAATTGTTGACGCAGATGTCAACGCTAGTGCTGCTATAAGCGT